CTACTGGACACGGATAACCACCTGCGCCGTGGCCTCGACTCGCCCCGCCGTGACGCCGGGCTGGCTGCCGAGCGCGAGTTTCTCCAGGCGCGCGCGGAAGGTTTCGCGGTACAGGTCGATGCCGCCGCTACCGCCGTTGGCCTGGGTCGCGCCACCGATGGCGGGGTACCAGCCGGTGGCCTCGGCGTTGCTGCCGCCGGCGGAGTTCTCGTTGGCCAGGAGCGTCATCGGCGTGCCGTCGCGGTAGATGCGGATGCCGACCCCACGGGCAATGCCCGGCTCCCCGTAACGGTCGGAGAGCAGGTAGGACAGTCCGCCACTGGCGTTGACCAGGCCCAGCGCCGGGCTGGCCGCCAGGGCCCCGCTGGACACGCGGATGCCCAGCGCCGTGGCGCCGGCCCCGGTGCCGTTGGTCATGCCGCTCTGGCACTTGAAGGTGAGTTCGAAGGGCGCCTCGCGCACGCCGCCGCTATCGATCTCGGCCAGGGTGATGGACGGGAACTGCACGTGCGGGGTGACCGTCATCACCGCGCAAGTGGGATAGCGTTTCAGGGTCACGTAGCGGTACAGCCCGATGGCACCCGGCCAGTTGCTGTACCAGCCGCCCCAGTTGCCGCCCACGTGCGCCTGGCCGACGGTCGGCGCGGTCAGGCCCGGCCCCTTGATGGCGATGTAGGCCGCCGGCTGGGTGTAGGAATAGGGCTGCGAGAGGATCGTCGGCGAGTAGTAGCGGATCGCCTCCAGCGGCGCGCTGTACAGCTCGGCGCGTACCGCTGCGAGGTTCTTCGCCTTGACCAGCTGGAAGCCGCGCGAGTCGATGTCCAGCCCGGAGAGCTGGCGCTCCTTCCAGATCGGCGTGATGGTTTCCCCCGTCTCGACGTTGGTCAGGCGCAGCAGCACGTTGGGCCAGGCGGTCCGGTAGGCATCCTGCAGGCCGATGTCGTTGCCCACCGTGTCGGCGCCGGTGTAGTAGCCGCTATAGAGATCGTCGCCGTTGGTAGAAAACATCTCGTAGACGGCGTCCCCGGCGCTACAGCGGAAGAACACCCGTTCGGGGTCGTAGCCGCCGGTGGCGCCGTACTGGGTCAGCGGCGCCACCGCGCTGGCGATGAGCGTCGGATAGGGCTGGAAACTCTCGTCGCTGACGTTGACCACGCTGGGCAGGCCGAGCGAGCCATTGCAGGTGTCGCAGGCGCCGGTCCAGCTGCCGGCGGTACCTTCGCCTGGGCGGATCTGGGTGTTCGAGGTGGTCGTCTCGCTGCCTACCGAGGTGACCCGGTAGCAAGTCGCCTGGCCACTGGCGGGAAGCCCCAGCAACACGCCGAGGGCCAGCGCGGGCAGCAGGGGAAGCGTGCGGTTCATCTGGCGTTCTCCAGGTTGGAGTCGGTGGTGGCTGCCCGGCAGGTGCCGCGCAGGCGGATCAGCGCCTGGTCGCGAGACACACCGGCCAGGTCGTAGGGCAACTCGCAACGCTCCTTGCGCGCCGTTCCCCATTGCACCAGCAACCTGCCCCGCTGGTTTTCCGCGCGCGCATAGACCTGGCCGCCCTGCCCGACCATGCCGATGGCCGCCCCGCCGTCGTCGACCACCACGGCGCCGAGCGGCAGCACACTGCCGTCCTCGCGCCGCGCCTGGATCAGCAGCGGATGGCCGGTCAGCGTCCTGAACGTCACGCGCACGCTGGCACCGGCGTAGGGCGCGACCTTGCGCTCGGTTTCCAGCAGTTCGGCGTCGGGATCGATGCCAACGGGATCGAGTGAGATCGGGTTGTAGCGATAGGGCGACAGCGAGGGGGCCAGCGCATAGCCGTTGCCGTCGATGCGCGCGCCCTGCCCGCCGCGTATCGCGGCACCGCTGGCGCCCTTGGCCTCGACCAGGGCGAAGGTATCGCCGACGCTGGGGCCAAGGGTCAGCCCGTCGCGGTGGGCGACCAGCGCGCCACGGATGCCGCCGCTGTATTGCCGGTAGCGATCGCCCTGGGCATAGCCGGCATTCACGGTGGCCAGCGCCGCCTGCTTCTGCAACGTGCCGTTCCAGGTGGTGTCGGCGACCTCGCTGTCGCGGTTGGCGGACAGCGCGTAGCTCCAGGTACGCTCGTCGCCCAGCGTACCGTTCAGCCCGGTTTGCAGGCTGCCGCCACGGCTGTCGCCGGAGCGCCGGGTAGCCATGGCGCTGAGCGTCGGCGCCCGACTGGAAGAACCCAGCGGCATGGAGACGCTGAGGGTCAGGGTGTCGTTGCGCTGGCCGCTGCGCCGGTCGCGCCGGAGCAGCTCGACGCCAGGGTCCTGGTCGCCCTGCTCCTGGTAGTAGGTTGAAAGGGAATGAGATAACTGTAGGGGAATCGGTGAGATAAATCCGGGATATTCCGAACGGTGCCGGGACAGACTGGGATGGAAAATCCAAAGTGATTGTGAGATTTGCAAGAAAGGGTGAGGCCCTTAAGCCTCACTCTTCCTCGTCCAGATGACTATGGAACAAGTCTCCCTGGTTACGAGCGATGAACGCCAGCCGCATCCGCTTCAAGACCCGATACACGAACTGCAGCGACACGTTATGTTTCATCGCCAGTTCCCGCTGGTTCCTGCCGGTGAACTCGTCGAACAGTTGCTGGTGCAGCTTCGATACCTGTACGTGCACCCCCTTCGGAACGTAGAGCTGCTGGCCGCCCCATACCTGCGCCATCTGCGCCGCTACTTCCGAACCGTGCGCCTCGGCCAGCTCGGGGTTGACGTGCAGGGTTTCGATTGCGGACTGCGCGACGTGATCCGCCAGCGCGGCCAGCAGCTCGCCGGCTGTGCTGCCGGGCGTTCTTACCGGTCCTGCCATTTCTTGAGCCTCTCGATGACGTTGCTGGCCTGGTCGGCCTTGAGCCAACGGAGCGCGGCGACGCCAGTTGCCCGCTGCACGAATGCAGCGAGCGCGCGCTCCGATGGATCGTTGACGATTCCCTGTTGGTGCATCTCCAGCCAGAGCGAGCGAATCTTCCGCGACTGGCTGTCGTCTGCCAGCGGGCGGGACTGCCGGTTCGGACGGACCTTGAACCCTCGCAGCTTGAGCTGTTCCAGTACGCGGTAGAGGTTTGGAACAGTGAGCTGCGCGGTTGATGTCGCGCCGTCCAGACCTTTCATTCCGGCCAGGAGCAAGCGGTAGGTCTCGTCATCCATTCCCAGTTCGCGCCGCCCAACGTGGATGAGCTTGATCAGGCGGACCCTGTTAGTGCTGCTCGCCATGTCACACCCCCTGAGTAAGCCGAGCCACGGCCTGGTGCCCGATACCCTGATGCAGCCGCGCACGTCTGCCTGCGGCATACCCCGCTTCACTGGCCACCTCGTCACGAGCCTTGAGCTTGCGCCGCTTCATCTCGAACTTGCCAACGTCAGCGTGGTGCTTCGCCATGTACGCCTGGATCGCGTCGGCGATGTTGTCGTCGACGCCCGCGAATTGGTCGACCTTGGCGTACACGGCCTCGATCCATCCGTGCGCGAAGGCATCTCCACGGGCCACCTTGGTGGAACGCTTGCAGCGCTTCTGCGTGCTCAGATAGTCCTTGCGCGCCTTCTGTAACTGGCGCTCCAGAACCTGGTAGGCATAACCCGTCAGCTCCGGCGCTGCCGCGCAGCCAACGAACAGGAACGATGCGCTTTCGCGCCAGGAGGTACAGATGATCAGGTGTGTGCCGAAGGCATGGCAGCACACCTGTGCGAGGCGTACCCGCCAGGCCGGCGGCTTGCCATCCGAACCGGCGGGAACCCTGGCTTCGCCAGCCATGCTGGCTAGCACGTCGCCCATCTCCAGGTTGTAGGCTTCCATCAGCTTGTGGGCGTGACGCAGCGCGATCTCGGCCTCGTTCGGGTTGGAACCCCGGCCTTTAGCCATTTCCAGACACTTTTTAATCTTGTCGAGGATGCGGTCCTGGTCCATATCAGCGCACCGCCTCCTGCAATTCCGAGAGCATATTGTTCGCGTCAACTGCGCCGTCACCACAGATCACCGCCACGGTGAGAGTGCGGCCATCATTCAACTCCAGGCAGACGATGTCGAAGGTATCGGCTTTGTCCTGCTCGGCATCCTCCAACACCTGCAACAAGGTGCTTTCAGGCCAGGTCATTCTGGTGAGCAAACCCATGTCACACCCCCGCGATATCAAGAGGAATGGATCGATACTGGTCGGTGTCTCCGACCCGCTCCTGGATACGCACGTAAGCCTTGGTGCTCACGACCTGGACAGCCTCGCCGATGGCCTGCATTGCACGTTGCCAGCGCTCGTCGTCGATCTGTAGGCGGCGCAGAGCGAGCACGCTGCCGGTACGGATGTTTCCCGCCTGGTCGACACGGAAGGCATCGTTGATCAGCGTGATGACCTCCGCGCGCGCGCCCTCTGTCCATTCGTGGAGGCACTCGTCGATCAGCGCCTTGGCTGCCTGCAGGCGCTCGTCGAAGGCAATGTTGTCGGCCATGGCCCGAATGACCTTGTACCGACCGTCGAAGCTGACCAGGGAGGCGTTGCCCTTCTTGCCTCCTACCTTCGCTTGGTACTGCTCGGCCGACAGGGTGATGAAGGCTTCGATATCGCCGAATGTAGCCAGTTTGAAGTCCAGCAACGCTTTGTTCAGGGCCTTCCCTTTGGCGACGATCTCCTGCACAAGGCGGTCGCGCTCCAGGTCGATGGGCTTGATCATTTCTTCAGGTACCAGGCGCCCCTTGGCGTCCATGCGATACCCGGCGGGACGAGGTGCTAATTTTTCAGCCATGGGCGGCTCCCTGTTCTTGGATATTGATAACGCGGTCGATGCGGTCGATCTCGGCCAGAAGAAGCGCCACCGCCTTGACCAGATTGCGACGGTCACAGTCGCTGGGGTTCCAGTACTCTTCATCCCATGGCCACAGGTCCGGGACGATCTTGGCGGTACTCATAGAGCGCTCCGGATCGTTGATTCGGCAGTGGGCTTCCTCGGCGTAGCAGACTGCGGCCAGCACAAGCGCACCATCGGAGTACTCGTCGTCGTGCTCCGGATGGTGCCCCTTGTCGGCGATCTGTCGGATGCGCTCGGATAGCACGTCGCGGAGAGACTCCGGTGCTGAGTGGGTGTAATGCCGAGCGGCAAGCAGGTCACGCGCGATCAGGCGATAGATGTCGCGGATCGGCGTGTCATCCTCAATGGCTCCGTCGAACACCTGGTCCACCACCCAGCCAAGCAACTCGTCGTCGATCTCGTACCAACCTTTCGGACCTGGTACCGGAACAGGCCGCCCGTCACTGATCAGCGCCTGCAGGTGATCTAGGACTATGGCGACATGGCCCATGGCTTCCTGCCAGAACATCGCTGGATTAGGACTCTTCACAGCCTTGCGCAGGGCCGCTATAGATGCGGAAAGTTTGCTGTCCATCAGTGCATCTGCCTCGCAGCCCGCAGGGCCGTCTTCTGCTGTTGGTAGTAGGCGGCCAGGCGCTGCATCTCCTCCAGGACTGCCTCGGTTTCGCCAGCCAGCTGCAGCCGTGCGAGTTGCACCAGGATGTTGTTCGCGTGGTTGAGCTGCTGATTCAACGTGTGGTTGATGGTCTTCAGCTCGACCATCTGCTGGTCCTTTGCGAAGCCATCGCGCAGAACGTCCTTCAGGGCCAGGCGGCAGTCCTCCTCGCTCATGGCATCAACGTCCATCATCGGGGTGTAAGCGTGAGTTATGACGGTCATTGGTCTTGCTCCTTCACCTGGGTCACCCACGACACCTTCACCCCGCGCAGACGCACGGTGTTGCAAGTAGTCATGCCAACGGTCTTGCAGTGAGCGCTGCGAAACTCCGGCAAGAAGTGATCGGCCAGGCTCTGTGCCTGGTCCCGGTCGATGAACAGCGACTCATCGGGAACTGATGTTGCGACGACGCGAATGCCGACTTCGCGGAGCACGCGGGTCACTGCGTTGACCGCCGCGAGCTTCTCGGCCAGCTCATTGGTCAGGACGTGGCACGCGAAGAATGGATCGCGCAACGGCAGCTTCGGAACGGCGTGAAGGGTTACTGTCGCGCGCATATCACACCCCCGCCCGCACGGCTGCAGCGATCAGCTCGCCAGTGACTTTGGGTTCGCAGACCTTCACCGCCTCGTTCATGGCTCCGCTGACCAGGTTGTTGACCGCCAACGGGTAGCACAGCGAGGAGGTCTGCACGCTGCGATGGCCACCGCGCCCAACCGGTACGGTGCTGCGCAGGCAGTTACGAATCTCCGTGAAGGCGGACGGCTCGAACACGTCCAGGTAGTCGACATCGACCCGTGCAAGCTTGTGCTTCAGGTAGGCCTCGACATTGTTGTCCAGAGGCTGCAACCAGACCTTTTCGCACCGCTGCACGACCTCGCGTACCGCAGCGTTGTTCTCGGAAAGCTTGACGTCCAGCTCGGTCTGGCCGATCAGGATGATGGACAGCAGTTGCTTGAAGCCGCTCTTGATCTCGTAAAAGCGCTTGAGGTGTTTAATCGTCGCCTCGGACAGGCTGTGTGCCTCTTCGATTACCAGAACGTGCTTCTTGCCGACCTGGCTCTTGAGTAACTGGTGCATCTGCTCGGAGCGATCCTCAAGGCTACCGCGAGCCTTATCGCCGGGAGCGATGGTGCGAATCACCGCACTGATGATGTCGATGGACTTGAGCGGCTTGCCCTTGCGGTCGCTGTCCTCGCTACCCAGTACATAGGGCTCGATGATGGTGATCGGCTCCTGGTTGACCTGAATCCACTCGGCCAGGTCCTCGCGGAGTGTGGACTTGCCCGCGCCGGACTCGCCGATCACCGCCAACATCCCACCATGCTTCGCGGTCTGACGGATGGACTGGCGCACGTAGCGGATGTCATCGGACAGAAATACGTCCTCTGCTGACTGCATCTCGTAGGTGAACGGGTCACGCGGCAGACGGAAGTGGCGTTTGGCTTCGGGGGTCAGGGTGTACTTTCGTAGTAGCATGGTGTCGCTCTCTTTGCTGTCTGCATTGTTGAGTGCCGGTGCAGCGTCAGTCTTGGCGGGCGGCGCTGCATCGGCTTCCATCACGAACAAGTCGCGAATGTGGTCATCGTTCGCCCCACGGGCGAACAGGGTTTCCTTGATCTTGTGCTCCAGGCCGGAGCGGTCGATGGTCTTCGGCCATTGGCCGTGATTGACCAACTGCGCAACGGCTGCCTGGCTGAGGGGTTGGCCGTCCGGTTTCTCCAGGGATGCGGCCAGTTCGCTTTGCGGAATGCCGAGGTCGGCAAGTACCCGCTTCAACTTCATCTGCATGACGTGCTCCTACACGGCCCGTAGGCCGCTGACGTTGGAGGCCGGAGGAACAGCGACCGGCCGGGTGAACTGTTCGATAAGGGCGTTGACCTGGTCCTCGGGCACGCCCTCCTTAAAGGTGCTGCGCAGCCAGGCGTTCTCCTGCGCCGTGAGGTTGCGGCCAATCGCCTGGGCGATCCGCAACATGGCCTGCATGGCGGACAGCTTCGGCACGTCAATGCGCAGATGCTCCGGCGTTTCGATAGTGCTGCCCTGGCGCTGCAGGTAGGCGGGGTGTTCCACCTGCTTGAGGTGCTGGTGGGAGTCGAGCTGGCCGCCGAATGGAGTGATGTTCTTCGCCCTGGCCTGCTCGGCGTCCTGCTCCGGATAGGCCAGTTCGTCCATGGCCTTGGCGGCATGCTCGATGGCAGTCTCCGGCTGAGCCTTGTACTCCTGGCCAGGTACCGCTGCGTCCAGGCGCTGGCCGAAGACGTCGTAACCCCGGATCGGCTCCAGTCGGTACTTGAGGGTCTCGCCGTCGTAGCGCGGCACCTCGATCTGGATGGCGCAGTCGCCGTATACCAGGGACCGGACACTGACGAAGCTGCCCACGGTGACGCCGTCCAGGCCGCGCACGCTGTAGAAGGCCGAGGCATCGGCGCTTGGATGCTTGAACTGGATAGTCAGGTCCGGGTTGACCTTGCGCTCGACCTCGCTACTGGTCATCAGCGCTCGGCAGACCTCTACCGGAGGTAGTAGACGCAACTGCTCGGCACGGATCAGTTGCCACAGGTCGTAGCGGGCGACCGGCGCATCCAGCCCCTTCCGGTGCAGCCGCGAATCCTGATGCGGAATCAGATTCGCGTTATAGGCCTCAGCCCAGGCCTGGGCCGAGGCGTTCAGCTCGGCAATGTCGTTCACCGGCTGGAAGCGCAGGCGGCTCTCGAACTGGGTTTCGACGATGTTGTTGCCGACTTCAACGCCCCCCTTGGCGCGGGCGTTTCCCGCAGCGTGTTCCAGAGGCTCGACTTCCAGATGATCCAGCAGATTCTTGATCGCATTACTGGTGTTGGCGGAGCCCTTGTCCCACAGCAGGAACTTGGGTACGCCGTGAATCAGGCGCCCCTCTTGCTTGCCCCAGGCGTACATCAGGAACTCGAACAACGCATGCTGGCTCTCGCCGGCTGACTCGCAGTACCAGGTCACCAACGCTCCGCTGGCGCGGTCATAGAGCACATAGCGCCAGACCTTCAGCTTGACCTTCGCGAAGTTCTCCAGCTTGTTCTTGTAGAACTCGCGCTCGCGCATGATGTGCTGGCGGCCCTTGAGGTAGTAGAGCAGGCACAGCGACGGGTCGACCTCGTGAAGGTAGTTCGGATGAGGTGCGCGCAGTGCCTGGACGGGGTCGACCTGGCGTTGGCTGGCCACGTTGAGACTGCGGGCCGCCATCAACCGATTGAGCTGGGCATTGCTGACGCCGAGATGGATACCGTTCTGCTCCAGGATCGAGCGCGCCGAAGGCGTGAACATCGCCTGCTTGCCGTTATCCCGGATGTTCTCGCGCTGCATGCTTCCCAGCATTTGCAGCGCCTCGGTGGCTACGCTGGTCGAGCCTTTGTCGTTGCGGGTCTTGCGGCCCGACTGCCAGCCGCAGACGGACTTGAGCTGGCGGTATATGGTCGCCGACGACCATCCCAGGAACTCCTGGGCCGAGGACATGATGCCGCCGCGCTGGCTCCAGCCTGCGGCATCCAGTCGCCTGGCAAGATCCATCAGGTAATCGCGGATATCCGGCGTGACCGACATTTCAACCGCTCCCTTCACGTCCATCACTGGGCCTGCTCTTCGGGCTGCAACTGGTGCTGGCGAGCCAGAGCCAGTTCGTCCCCGAAGCGGTTGAGGATTTGGTCGCGGGCTGCCGCCACCAGGTGGGCGGTGCGGGTGATGGCATCGTCCAGCTCGATCAGTACCGTGCGTACTTCGAGCGGCATCTCAACGTAAGCCTCGGGGTCGTAGCCTGGCTGGTTGACCGCTTCGCCGATCCACCAGGCGTCCAGGGCCTCAACAGCTTGGAGATGGCGACCAAGGGCCTCGTCGATCAGCACCTGGCGCTTGGCAATCTCCTCCTGGAAGGGCGCGACCTTCTCGCTCCAGGGAGCAGTGCGTAGTTGAGCGCGCTGCAGCTCCAACTTGACGTCGCGGAGTTTCTTGCTGGTGTCCGCCTCGACTTTGGACAGGGCGTCGTAATCCTGCTGAACGTCCTCCAGCTTCGCCTGCAGCTCTTCTTTTTCCTTCGAGTGCTTGGCGATCAGTTCCTCGGCAAGATCAACGAAGGCTTCCTTGTCACCGGTCTTGGCCACCTCGATCAGGGCTGTTTTCTGGTCGTCCGGCAGCTTCCGGTACTGACGCAGCTCCCGGTAACCGATGCCCATGCGGGACATGGATTCGAGGGCCTCTTCACCGAGGGTGCGGAGATTCGCAATGTCCTCATCCACCTGTTGCCGGGACCGCCCAAGCAGGGAACAGAAGTCATCCCACGTACCGGAAAACTGCTGACCGTCAGCGGTTCGTTTCCCCTGCAGCCCGCGGTAGAGCTTATTTTCCTTGACGAACGCCAGCTTGGAAGTGCTGACGGTCAGCGAAAATTTGCTGAAGGCATCAGCCATTTGTACTTGGCCAAGCAGTTGATTTACCAAGTCGCGCTCTTCTTGGATGCCCTGGGCAATGTCGCCCAGCATGGTCAGGGCGCCGACTTCCGCTTGGTGGGCTTCTGGGTTGATTTCAGGCATGGGATCGAGTTTCACGGGGGATGCTTTGCGGGCCATGGGATGTCCTTAGTTCGGGGTACGGGTGTAGCGCTGGCGGCGCTCGTCGAGTTCGTGCTGCGCCTTGCGCAGAGCTTCGTCGAAGGCGAAGGCCACCTGCACCAGACGCGGGCCGAGAAGCCAGCGGTGATGGTCATGTGGGCTGCGATCTGCCAGGCCTGCGGTGCGCAGGTTTTCCAGGGCGCGCAGGGCGTTGTCCGTAGTGCAGTCAGCGGCAGTGGCCACCTCTTTCAGGAGCATCCCCCGGAACTCGTTGCCGGCCAGGACCAGCAGGACGCGCAGCACGCGCTGGACCTGTTCGCTGCGGTATTTATCAGTGCTCATTCCGTGCGCTCCTCTTTGCTTTGCTGGGCGTTGCGCCACAGATCCACTCCCTCCCAGGAGCCTGCGAGCCAGGCGTCCGCCTGGGCGGTGCCGATCTGATGGGGGCATTCAGCCTTGGGGATCTCGCCTGCCATGCGGCGCAGGACGTACAGCGCTCCGGCCTTGTATTCCGGGCTTCGCGGATTGCCGACGCCGAAGCGGTCGTCGTAGATGCGTTGGGCTTCACTCATCGCTATGACCTCCGAAGTTGAGTTGCGGGTGGGCGTGCTGGTGAACGTTGCCGCGATGCCATGCCAGTTCCTCCAGGCCGGCTTGCAGCGCCCCGAGGGTGGCGGCCGCATCCTGCTCGTCGGCGTAGAAGGCCATCAGCGCGCCGGTCGCACGGTGCAGCACGGCCTGCAGCGACTGGATGTCGGAAGGGCTGCTGACGCGGCCGGAGGGAATGTCGATCAAGACCTTGCCCGCGCTGGCCGCTAGCCAACGGCTTACCAGGTTGATGCCGCAGACCTGTTCGTAGGCGGGAATCAACACCGCTGGCATGCGACCGTTGACGAGCCACTTGTACAGGGCGGAATGGTCCGGCAGTCCCATCTGCTCGGCGATACGTTCAACGCTGAGCCGCCGCCGTTCCCGGCCATGTTCTTTGCACCACTCCAGGGCCTGCCGGAGGTTGGTTGGCTGGGCGTTCTTCCAATTGCGGCGTTTCATTGGAAGCCCCCACAGGCGCGGTAGCGCGGCCCTTCCAAACAAATTCTGTATTTGCAACTAGGCAATGGCATTGCGCCATGCACAATGAAATCAGTTACATTCACCAACAGGGCCGATGACATGCGGGACGAACTGAAACAGTTGCAGGCGAAGGTTGAGGCACAGAGCTTCGTGATCGAGGAGCTGCTGGGTATCTGTGTAGAATCCGGGCTGACTTCGGCAGCAATAGCCGGTAGCTGGAAATCGGTACGGAACAGTCCGACGTTCTTCGCGGCAGATACCGAGGCGAAGCGGCTACTGGCCGACGAGTTGGATGCGTGGGCCGAGGTGCTCATTACGCGACATCCAGAGCTTTGGCTGGATCGGTGCAGATCTCGCCGGCCTTCAAGCCGAGCTTGATGGCGATCTCATGGGCCTGGCCGCGAACGCACTTCTTGCGGCCGCCGAGAACCTCGAACACCAGGTTCGGCGAGAATTTGTTGGCGATTGCCCACTGGGTGATCGAGATACCCTTGGCCTTGAGCGCTTCGCGGGCTTGATCAGGGGTACGTAGCTTCATGGAAGCTCCTTTCGAGGGGGTTATGGCGCCGTGTTCGGTGCCGTTTAAGTTGCCGTTCGTGGTAGGACGGTGTGGATTCAATGATGGTAACTAATTCGTTACCTGTCAATGGAAATGGTGATTTTTTTGTGACTATCGGCGAGCGCCTGAAGGAAGAACGGGAGCGATTGGCGTTCACGCAGCCTGCTTTCGCTGCGGTGGCGGGAACGACAAAGAAGAGTCAGATCGATTACGAGAAGGACGTAACACAGCCCAAGGCCGGCTACCTTGCGGACGTTGCGAGGCTAGGGGTGGACGTGCAGTACGTAGTCACAGGCGTTCGTTCAGTTGCTGCACTCAGCTCTGACGAAAGGGAGTTGCTCGCTCTATTTCAAGCAGCGCCTCTTGCCGTTAAAGCAGCGGCTATAGGTGCTCTTAGAGAAGGCGGGGGGTATGTCTCAGTGCAGACAAACGTTCATGCCCCTGGAGGTAACGCTGCAGGGCGCGACCTGACGATCAATGGTAAGGAGGAAAGGAAGCGTGAGCCGAAAAGTAAACGCTCCAAAGGGTAACGCTGCTGGGAGAGACATTGATATCTCTGATGCCCCGCAGACCAAAATATCGTCAATCTCTGGTGGAACCAACTTGGTTGGGAACCAAGGCGACATCCACTTACAGATTACGACGGCTTCACCCAAACGCCCGCGAATTACAGTTCAGCCAGGACCCCAGCATATTAGTGACGAGCAAAAGGTCGCATTGAACTCGCTCAGGGAAGAGTGGATGGCTCTACATGCGGCGATCAAGAGAAAACCGCTTGAACATGGAATGACGTGGAGATCAATCAATAAGGCAGCGGGGGCCACTTCCTATCATCTAATTCTGACCGAACGTTACCAGGATGCAGTGGCCTTCATTCGCCGTGAAATGGCCATTCTGAGAAATATGCGCTCCGCGCCCTCTAAGGATGGAGAATGGCGTTCAAAACGTATAGCTGCGATCAAAGTAAGATGTATAAGGCAGTTGGGCGATCCTCATGCCTACAAGGCATATATCAAAAAGAATTTCGGCGTAGACTCTCTTGCCGACTTAGCTACCGATCAGCTTCAGAAAACCTACGCATATATCATGGCAAAGAAGTAAACGGCGGAAGATCCTTGCCTTGGTAGACATAGATGTGTCTAGTTACGGAAAAGTCTAGGCTCTGAGCGGAGCATGCTTCAAGGAGTAAAATATGAAGAAATGGAGTCTTGTAGTCATTGCTACAGGATTGCTAGCCAACGCCCATGCTGAGCCTATCAGCGTGCCTTGCACAGATTTTGTGGCTGCAACTGGCGAAAAGCTCTCTTGCCAATCCGTCCAATTAATCCAAATTGAGCGCGGAGACTATGAGGCCAAGAAGGCCGCTCACTCTAAAGATACTGCGACTACATCGAGTGCCCCTTGGAATAAGAAGACTAATCCAACCGAGGTAAGCGATCCGGGGTTGGAGAATTGTGACATGCCCCCATGGATGAAACCTAGGAGCTGCCCGTAGAAATGCCTATTTGACTTTCACAGGCACGCCATTCGCTAACTCTTTAAACCTGATTAAAAGCTCTCCTGCAGCACGCCGCCGATCATGGCGGCGTGTTCGTTTCGGCGCCTCCCTGGCGCCCATCTGCAGGAGGTTCCATGCGATCCAATCCCCCGCGCGGTATCCGTAACTTCAATCCCGGCAACATCCGCCACGCCAAGGGCACCCGTTGGCAAGGTATGTCGGCCAATCAGAACGATTCCGCGTTCGTCCAGTTCACCGGCCCCCAATGGGGCATCCGAGCCATTGCTCGCACGCTGATCACCTACCAGGACAAGCACGCCCTGCGCACGATCCGCCAGATCATCAGCCGCTGGGCGCCTCCGAGTGAGAACAACACCGAGAGCTACATCCGCCAGGTCGCTGCCCGCGTCGGTGTGGCCCCCGACGCGCGTATCGACGTGTACGACTACCGCATCATGCGCACCCTGGTTGAGGCCATCGTCAGGCACGAGAACGGTCCCGGCCCGCTTCCGGAAGGGAGCTGGTACGGCGAGGGGCTGATCAACGAAGGCCTGCACCTGGCCGGCATCGTTGCTGGCGCCTACCACGGGGAGCCGGCATGAAGCTGATCGACAACTGCCACTGCTGCTGGAAGCTGCATAGCGTCCAGTTGGCGATTGCCATCGCGTTGCTGGGTTTCCTGCAGGCGACGGTACTGCCGATGTGGGAGGCCCAACTCTCTCCGACCCTGTACGCCTCGATCAACAGCGTGCTGGCCATGCTGCTGTTCGCCGCTCGCCTGATCAGGCAAGGCCCACCGGACACCGAGGAGGAACCATGAAACTCCTCACTCGCTTGTTTTCGCACCTGGTACTGCTACTTAGGCCGTCCTGGACAGTGCCAGTCGCGGCCAGTTGGTACCGCCCCCAGCCTCTGCATACGGGGCGGCCTGGCCACTCAGGCGTGCCAGCCGCCCGACGTGCTGCCCGTAAGGCTCGGAACCGTAGGAGGCACCATGGCCGTGCTTAGCTGGTTGCGCCGCAGTTGGCCGCTGGTCGTGGTCATCGGCTATGCGGCAACGCTGTACATCTACGGCAGCACTCAGCGGGGTGTCGGCTATGCGACGGCCAAGGCCGAAGGTGACCAGGCGTTGACGGCCCTACGCCTGGAGTATGCCGAGCAACGTGCCGCAGTTGCAGATGAAGGTGCTCTGCGGCTACGGCAGCAGATCGCTCGCGCCGATCAGGCCGAACAACTCATGCAGCGAACGCAGCAGCAACTGGCCGATGCGCAACGGCAGCTCAAGGAGCGAATCCCCCATGTCACGACCGTATACCGGCCGGCGCCTGATGTCGCGCCTGTTGCTATCCCTCGCTGTGTGTTCACTCGTGGTTGGCTGCGCGACTACAACGCCGCCCTCGGCGCCGATCTGCCCGCCGCTCGAACCTCTGGTAGTACCACCGTCGCTGAAGAAGCGCCCCGCGCCGCCTCCGGCGCTGACACCGAACTACTGGAAAGCGGCATCACTCCCGCCGACATCCTGGCTCACGCCCAGGACTACGGCCGCTGGGCGCTCGGCAACGCCGCCCAGCTCCACCAGTTGCTCGATCTGCAGGAAGGGAAGTAGCCCGATATGGACGTTGTAGACCGCTGTACCGAACAGAACGATTTCACTGAGGCTGCGCTGGAGGTTCATCTGTCGAGCCACCAGCGCCGTTCCGGCCCCTCGGCCTACCGCTGCGACGAATGCGGTGACGCGATTCCGGAGGCGCGCCGTCAGGCCGAGCCGGGGACGCAACACTGCGTCGAGTGCAAGCAGTACCTGGAGTACCTGCAGAAGCGAGGACCGCAATGGATTTGACGGACATGCAGTTGGGCTTTTCCAGCGTGCAATGGGTAGTGATGACCGTCCTCGGCATCTACACCTGGCTCACCAACCGGCAGGCCGCCAGCAGTCGTGAGCTGCTGGAGCTACGCACTCGGATCATCGCTCTGGAGGCCGCCGTGCAACACCTGCCGGACCAGGCGGCGATCACCGAGCTGCTCGGCGACATGAAAGCGGTTCGTGCCGAGCTGACAGCCATGCAGGGCCTGACCCGTGCGGTGGACCGCATCAATGACTATCTGCTGCGAGAGAGACCATGACGCCTTATGCCGAATTTCTGCGCCAGGACATGCGCCTGGTGATCCTGCGCCTGCTGTCGGAAATGCCGGGCTATCGGGCGAACAGCTCCATGCTGAACGCTGCCCTGGATCACTACGGCCACACGGCCAGCCGTGACCAGGTGAAGAGCGAGCTTGCCTGGCTGGCCGAGCAGGGGCTGGTCAAGCTGGAGGATATCGGCGCGGTCCTGGTGGCTACGCTCACTGAGCGCGGCCAGGACGTAGCAGCTGGCCGCGCACGGGTGCCTGGCATCAAACGGCCGGGAGCCTGACATGGCGGGCAAATCCTCAGTCAACCGCCTGCCTCCCGTGGTCAAGGCTTATCTCCAGAAGCTGTTGCGCGAAGACCGGATGACCCTCGACCAGATGATCGAGGACCTGCGCTCCCGCTTCCCCAACGAGAAGGTGCCCAGCCGTAGCGCGCTCGGTCGCTTCAAGATCGGTTTCGAGCAGCTGACCGAGAAAGCCCGCCAGCACCGCGAGCAGGCAGAAGCCTTCGTTGGCGCCTTGGGCGAAGACGCCAGCGACAAGACCGGCGCACTCCTGGTCGAGGCGGTTTCGACCCTGACCTATCAGGCCGCCATGGGCGCCCATGAGAAGGACGACGTCACCATCAAGGAAGTTGCCGCTCTGGCTCGTGCCGCCAAGGCGACGATGGAAGCCAGGACGCTCAGCGTGAAGGAGCGCCAGGCCATCGAGAAAGCGGCGCGCGAACGGCTGCTCCAGGAACAGGCCGCCGAACTGGACGCAGAGGTCCGTAGCGGCGGCATGGACGAGGAACAGGCGCTGTTCTGGCGGCAGAAGTTCCTCGGGGTGAAAGTGTGAGCGCCCCGGCCGTCAAACCGAGCAGTAGCACGCTCCGGGTCGTCGAGTGGGACGAGCTGCCGGAGTCGGTGCGCGCCATCCCGCAGGGGTACAACCCCATCGCGGAAGGTCTGCTCATGGCGCACCAGGCCGATTGGCTGGCCATTCAGGCGCAGATCAAACTGTGCGAGAAGGGACGCCGGACGGGCATCACCTTCGCCGAGGCGCTGGACTCGGTGATCACGGCCGCCTCGCGCCGCAGCGCTGGCGGCATGGACGTGTTCTATGTCGGCGACACGAAAGAGAAAGGCCTGGAGTTCATCGGCTACTGCGCCAAGTTCTCCCGCGTGATCGCCGAGGCGCAGGCTTCCGGTGTCAGTGAGATCGAGGAGTTCCTGTTCGAGGACCAGGACGACTCCGGCAACACCCGCCAGATCAACGCCTACCGCATTCGCTACGCCAGCGGCTTCAAGATCGTCGCGCTGTCAAGCAACCCGGCGAACCTGCGCGGCTTGCAGGGCAAGGTGATCATCGACGAAGCCGCCTATCACCGGAACGTCTCGGCGGTGCTCGATGCCGCGACCGCGCTGCTGATCTGGGGCGGCCGCATCGTCATCATCAGCACCCACAACGGCAAGTCCAACCCGTTCAACGGCATGATCGCCGACATCCAGGAAGGCCGTTACGGCGATGCCGCCGTGGTGTTCAAGGCCACTTTCGACGACGCGGTGGCCAACGGGCTCTACGAGCGGCGTTGCATGATGCGCGGCGAAGAGCCCACGGCCGAGGGTAAGGAAGCCTGGTACAAGTCGATCCGCAACGCCTACGGCCCGCGTAAGGCGCAGATGCGCGAGGAGCTGGACGCGATCCCCCGCGACGGCAATGGCGTGTGCGTGCCAGGCGTGTGGATCGAGGACGCCATGCGCCCAGGCCGCGAAGTCCTGCGCCTGGCCCTGGACGAGGGATTCGCCCTGCAACCGGTTTACCGCCGCGAAGCCTGGATCGAGGCCTGGATCGAACAGCACCTGGTGCTGCTGTTGCAGCAGATCGACCCGGAGGTGCGGTGGTTCCTGGGCATGGACTATGCCCGGCATCGCGACTTCTCGATCATCTGCCCGATGTCCGTCGACCAGCAGCGGCATCGGGATGTCCCGTTCGTGGTGGAAATGCACAAGGTGCCAACCCGCCAGCAACAGCAGGTGCTGTTCACGATCCTGCGCACGCTGCCCAACTTCATGGGCGCTGCCCTGGATGCCTCCGGCAACGGCGAGACCCTGGCCGAGGATACCGCCGACGAGTTCGGCCATGAACGCATCCAGCAGGTGAAGCTCTCGCGAGCCTGGTACGGCGCCTGGATGCCGCGCTTCGTCGGCCTGTTCGAAGACGGCACCATCACCATGCCCAAGGATGACTCGCTGCAGCAGGACATCCGCGCCATCGAAACCGTCGACGGCATTCCGATGATCGTCAAGGCCCGCCAACAGGACCTCAAGGACCCGGACCTCTACCGGCACGGCGACTTTGCCGGAGCCGCCGCCCTGGCTAACTTCGCCACCCTGGAGGTGGCCTCTGGCCCTGTTACCGTCAAGTCCCGTCGCCGCCGTATGGCGGTCCGCATCACTCAGGGGTACGCATGAGCAACCAAGGCGTGTGGGTCACCCCCACCGAGTTCGTTCACTTCGCCGAGGCCAAGCGCGACAAGAGCCTCACCGACCACATTGCCAGTCGTGGCCGCAGCTTCGATGCCCAGGCGCTGGGCATGTACTTGCCCAACCCGGATCCGATCCTCAAGGCGCAGGGCAAGGACATCAAGGTCTACCGCGATCTGCGCAGCGCCGCGCTGGTCGGGGGCAACATCCGTCGCCGCAAGTCTTCGGTGCTGGCCCTGGAGCGTGATTTGAAGCGTGGCCAGGCCCCGGTCCGCGTCGAACGATTCGTTCGGGATTGGCTGGCTGACCTCGATCTCGACCGCATCGTCCGTGAGCTGCTCGACGCCGCGCTGTTCGGGTACCAACCGGTCGAGCTGATGTGGAAGGCCGTGGGCCTGCACCTGGTGCCCGAGGACCTGCTGGGCAAACCGGCCGAATGGTTCCTCTACGACCAGGACAACCGCCTGCGCTTTCGCGCCCGCGACGCGGGCATCCAGGGCGAGCTGTGCGACCCGCAGCGCTTCGTCGTGGCCCGGCAGGACGCCACCTACAACAACCCCTATGGCTTCGCCGATCTGTCGATGTGCTTCTGGCCGGTGGTGTTCATGAAGGGTGGGCTGCGCTTCTGGGTGCAGTTCACCGAGAAGTACGGCAGCCCTTGGCTGATCGGCAAGCACCCGCGCAGCGCGTCGACCAAGGAAACCGACGAGCTGCTGGACAGCCTGGAGCAGATGGTCCAGGACGCGGTGGCGGTGGTGCCGAACGACTCCAGCGTGGAGATCAAGGAAGCGGCCGGCAAGACCGGTAGCGCCGAGGTCTACCGTGAGTTGCTGATGTACTGCCGTAGCGAGATCAACGTGGCGCTGCTCGGTCAGAACCAAACCACCGAGGCAACCTCGACCCGAGCCAGCGCCCAGGCTGGCCTCGATGTCACAGACGACATCCGCGACGGCGATGCCAGCATCGTGGCCGCTGCGCTCAATGCCGCCATCCGCCTGGTGGTCGATCTCAACTTCGGCGAGAACGTCGAGGCTCCTGTGTACGAGCTGTGGGAACAGGAACAGATCGATAAGACCCTGGCCGAGCGCGACAAGTCGCTGACCGACTCCGGCGTCCGCTTCACCGAGCAGTACTGGGCCAGAACCTACAACTTGCAGGCCGGAGACCTCGCACCGACGGTGCCGGCCACGGACACGACCGAATTTGCCGAGGCGGCGGTACGTCCGGTTCTCGACCAGTACGCCCTGGACCAGGCCATCGATGGCTTGGCTGCGGCTGAACTGCAGCAGCAGGCCGAGCAAGCGCTGCTGCCGGTGATTGAGGCGCTGCAGCAGGGGCGCGATGAGTCCGAAGTGCTCGGCCTGCTGGCCGAGACCAGTCCGGACCTGGATGCTGCCGCCCTACAGGCGAACCTGGCTCGCCTGATGTTCATGGCCGACACCTGGGGCCGTCTGAGTGCGTCCGCTGATCTGGAGGACTGAGGATGGCATCCCCGACACCTGTGAACCCGGCCGACCTCAAGGCCATCTTCGGCCTGGAGCCCGCCGCCGCCATCGAGTACCTCAAGCGCAAGGGGTACGCAATCACCTGGGACTGGCAGGAAATGCTCGACTCAGCTCACGACCGCGCCTTCACCGTGGCGAAGGCCATGCGCCTGGACGTGCTATCGGATATTCGCGAAGCCCTGGAGCGCGCCTTGCAGGAAGGCAAGACCCTGAAGCAGTTCATCGAAGAACTGCAGCCGGTCCTGGAGCGCCAAGGCTGGTGGGGCAGGCAGGTTCTGGTCGACGGCGACGGCAATGCCGAACTGGCCCAGCTCGGCAGCCCGTACCGTCTCAAGACCATCTACCAGACCAACCTGCAGAGCGCCTACATGGCCGGCCGCAAGGCTACCATGGAGGAGTCGGCGGACACGCATCCCTATTGGCGCTATGTCGCGATCATGGATGGCAAGACCCGCCCCAGCCATGCCGCACTCAACGGCGTTGTGTATCGACACGATGATCCGGTCTGGTCCACGATCTATCCACCGAACGGGTTCAACTGCCGCTGCCGCGTGACGGCCATCAGCGAGTCCGGCATGAAGCGCCGGGGCCTGACCGCGCAGAGCAGCGCCGGCCAGGTCCAGCAGGAAACGGTCGAGACCGGGGTCAACAAGCGCACTGGCGAGATCCGCACCGCCGATGTGACGGTGGTCAAGACCGGTCGAGGTAGGTCGTTCCGAACCGACCCCGGCTTCAATCACAGCCCTGGCACCGGCCTGGCTGCCGCACTCAAGCGCAAGGAGTCCGAATGATCAACATCGACCTGGAGCACCAGCGTGTCCAGCAGGCGCTCGCTCGTGTGGAGTGGGCGGTTGGCGAGCTGGCACCGCTGATGCGCGGCATTGCCGCCGAGCTGGCCTCGATCACCGAGGAGAACTTCGAGAACGAAGGCCAGAGTGGCGAACCATGGCCGGCGCTATCGGAGGTCACGACCAATCGCCGCGAGCTGGCTAGGACCTGGCCGGGACAGATGCTGCAGGTCACCGCCGGGGGGCTGGCCGCTTCGATCACCACCCAGGCAACCGACAGCAGCGCCTTGGTCGGCAGCAACAAGCCCTATGCCGCCATGATGTTCTTCGGCGGGCACCGCGAAGACTTTCCGCATCTGTGGGGCAACATTCCCGCGCGGCCGTATCTGCCCATGGACACCGAGGGCAACCTGCAGTCCGAAGCCGAAGAGGCTATCCTGGATCTGGCGCTTTCCCACCTCGAAAGAGCCGCTCGCCTGTAGTGCCCCTAGGAGCGCTGAAATACTCCAGGCGCTCCGGTTCATCCTCCTGACTGCGTTCGCGGCGTGTTACGGCGTCGTAAAGCTTTATAAAGCTACGCTGCGTGCCGCGCTCGCGTTGCACTTCACGTCCCCTGCTATCGATCCGCTTCTGAATCTTTAAACCCGATTAAAAGCCTCGGCCGATTCCGGCTGCCAGGCTGTGCCTCCATGTACTACCACCCAAGCGCACAGCCCATGAAAAGCATCCCGTTCTTCCGTGCCGGTCGGCACCTGGACAGTCGGGGGCGTCAGGTCGAGTTCTCCGAAGCCGATCTCGATGCCGCCATTGCCGGTTACGACCCGACGTTGCATCGCGCCCCACTGGTTATCGGCCACCCGAAGGACAACGGGCCGGCCTATGGCTGGGTCGGGTCCATCAGCCGTAATTCGAAGGGTGAAGCTGTTGCCACCCCCGTGCAGTTGCACAACGACTTCGCCGAAGGGGTAGCCGCTGGCACCTGGTATCCGCGTTCTGCGTCCTGGTACGCCCCCACCGACCCGCGTAACCCGAAGCCTGGCGTCTACTACCTGCGCCATATCGGCTTCCTCGGCGCCCAGCCTCCCGCCATCAAGGGGCTTTCCGACATTGAATTCGATGACGGCGAAGGCGTCGTGGAGATCGAGTTCTCCGACTTCGGCCACGAGGTCGGTGCGAGCCTCTGGCGGAAGTTTCGCGAGTGGCTGATCGGCGAGCGCGGTATCGAGACCGCCGACAAGGTCGCCCCCAGTTGGGAGATCGATAGCCTGGCCGAAGCGGGCCACCGCGACGAACCTCGCTCTCCCGCATTTTCCGACCCAACCCCAACCACCACCGAGGAATCTTCCGTGGATGAAGCGCAAGCGGCCGCCCTGAAGGCGGAAAACGAACGGCTCCAGCGCGAGCTGAAACAGCACCAGGACGCGCAGCGGGACTCCGAGCGCAAGAATCGCCACGCCGGCAACGTCGAGTTCGCCGAGGGGCTGATCAAGGAAGGACGCCTGTTGCCCAAGCATGCCGCCGCGCTGGTCGCAGCCCTGGACTTCGCCGAGGACGGCGAGCAGCCCCTGGAGTTTGGCGAGGGGGATGCCCGCCAGCCAGTTGTCACCGGCCTCAAGGCGATCTTCACCGATCTGCCCAAGCAGCTCGACTTCGCCGAACAAGCCAGCAAGGAACGCCAGGCATCCAGCCGCCAAGCGGTTGACCTGGAGTTCGCCGAGAAGAACACCGACCCCGACCGTTTGGACCTGCACCAGCGAGCAACCGCGCTGGCGGCAGAGAAGAACATCCCCTACGAGTCGGCCGTGCGCCAACTCATCTGATCCGCAGGAGCAACCATGGCAGATCGTTTGAAGCAACTCCGGGTCGTCGATCCGGTCCTGACCAACCTGGCGCGCGGTTACCGCAATGCCCAGTTCATCGCCGAAGCGCTGTTCCCGATTGCGGAGATGGACAAGGAAGCCGGAACCATCCCGCTGTTCGGCAAGGAAGCCTTCGAGGTCTACGAGACCGAGCGCGCGATCCGGGCGCAATCCAACATCATGAACCCCGACGACCTGGACGGCTTGGACGTGGTACTGCGCGAGCACGACATCGCCTATCCGGTGGACTACCGCGAGCAGAACGAGTCCATGTTCGACGCCGAGGCCCGCGCCTCTCGTCGCGTCGTCGACGTGATCGACCTGCGCCGCGAGGTGGCCTGCGCGAAGCTGGCCCAAAATCCCAACACCTACCTGTCCGGCGCCAAGGTCACCTTGGCCGGCACCAGCCAATGGAGCAACGGCGGCGGCGATCCGATCCAGGTCGTTGAGCATGGCAAGGAAGTCATCCGCAGTCGCATCGGCGTTCGCCCGAACACCATCACCATGGGCGCCTCGGTGTACGCCTCGCTGAAGTTCCACCCCAAGCTGCAGGAAGCGCTGGGCAGCAACGAGCGCAAGCTGATCACCCTGGAGCACCTGAAGGCATTGTTCGGTGTGCCGGACATCCACATCGGTGAGGCGCTGGCCAACACCGGTACGTTCGGCGACATCTGGAACGACAGCCTGCAGCTGGCCTACGTGGCTAAGCCCCAGGGCGGTGCCAAGTCCAACTACGAGGAGCCGAGCTTCGGCTACACCTTGCGCCGCAAGGGCATGCCCGAGATCGATACCTTCGACACGGCTGGCGGCAAGGTGCGCTACGTGCGCAACACCGACATCTACAAGCCGGTGGTCGTTGGCGCCAACGCTGGCTACTTGATCTCCGACATCAACGCCTGAGGTGACCATGGCCGCGAAGACCCAGCCCCAAGATAAAGACACGCCGAAAGCCAAGGATGACCAGCCCCTGATCGACAAGAGCGGACAGGTGCCGGAGGCACCGGTCGCTCCTTCGCCGAGCGATGGTCAGGCCGACAGCGACGGTGCTGCTGAAAAGACCAGTGCCGAGAACAACGACCCGGCACCGGAGCCCGAAAAACAGCAATACCTGGTCACTGGCCGCACCGACGTGCTGCACAACGCCGACCTGTACACCGAAGGCGATAGCCTCTGGCTCAACGAGGACGACGCCTATTCCTTACTCAAGGCCGGCTGCATCCAGCCGGTAGGACGGTAACCCGTGAAGACGAAACAGCCTGTACTCACCACCTCGGTGGTCGCCCTGGTGGATCTCCCGTGCTTCCTCTTTGCCGGCCTCGATGGTGGCCTGTGTGCGGCCGGCGCCAAGTCGCTTGGCACGGTTGCGGCCGACACCGAGGCCGGTAGCGTGGCACCGGTCGATGTCCTAGGCATTTGCCTGATCATTGCCGGTGGAGCCGTCGCGGCCGGCGCCGAGGTGGAAGCCGATGCCTCCGGCCGCGCCGTCACCCTGGCAGAGGGCAAGAGCAACGGTACCGCTCTGGATGCGGCGGCGACGGCCGGCGACATCATCCGCATCGTGCGCGGTATCTGACCATGCGCTACTGCACCCGCGCCGACATCGGCAGTGCCATTCCGGAGAACATCCTGCTGCAGCTCTCCAATGATGACTCTGCCGCCGAGCAGCCCAATGAGAGCGTTATCCTGGAAGCCGTCCGCCAGGCCGAGGAGTTGGTGGATGGCTATCTGCGAGGCCGCTACGTCCTGCCGCTCGATCCGGTGCCGACCGTGTTGCGGGATGCAGTGGTGTACCTGGCCAGGCACTGGCTCTACCAGCGCCGACCGGAGGGAGCCATCCCGGATGCGGTGAAGGACAGCCGCAAGAACACCATCGGATTGCTGGAGAGCATCCGGGATGGCGCGGTCACCCTCGGCATGCCAACCGGTGAACTGGCGCCGGAACCTGGTGAAATCAAGGTTCGCTCGCGCCGTCAGCAGTTCAGCGACGATCTGTGGAAGGGCTACTGATGGCACAGAAGACTCAGACCGTCAGCCTCCTGGAAGCGATGCTGGCACGCCTGCAGGAGCACTTTGGCCGCGAGCTGGCGGTGGAGCTGTTCCCGGAGCAACCGGGCAACTACCGCCTCAACCATTCGCGCGGGTCGATCCTGCTGGCCTACGGTCGCAGTCAGTTCGGCCAGCCCGAGGCGGCTGATGCCGTGCTGCAGGAACGCAACCTGGTGTTCCGCCTGACCCTGGTGTTTCGGCAGCTCAACGGCAAGGACGGGGTGACAAGCTACCTGGATCGCATCCGCGAGAGCCTCACCGGTTGGTATCCGCCGCACTGCGACAACCCATGCCGCCCGCTTTCCGAACAGTTCCTGGGACACGTCCAGGGCGTCTGGCAGTACGCCGTGGACATCGCCACCCGTGCCACCCAACTGCAGGTGCAGGGACCGGAAACCGGTCCTCTGCTGACTACCGCGAGGTTCGAGGAGGACGAATGAGCCTGACCCGCTATCACTACAACGGCCCGCCCAGTGGCGTTGAGCTGCGCCTGGCCGATGGCACGCTCCTGGAGGTTCGGCTGTGTCCGGGCCGCCTGGCAGAGCTGCCGGCCGACCATGAATACACCTGGACGCTACTGGCGCTTCAGCGCCTGGAGCCGCTCGCTCAGCGCGAGGCCGGTGAATCCACCAGCGGTACTCGCCGCACCCGGACGAAAAAGGAGCCAGAATGAGCGCCAATTACCTTCACGGCATCGAGTCCATCGAGGTTGAACGCGGTCCACGCGCCATCCGTGTGGTTAAGTCGGCGGTTATTGCCCTGGTGGGTACCGCTCCGACCGGCCTGCAGAACACGCTTGTGCTCTCGCAGAATGAGCAAGACGCGGCGCAGTTCGGCCAGGCTCTGCCGGGCTTCAGCATCCCCCAGGCGCTCGCTGGCATCTATGACTTCGGCGCCGGTACGGTGCTGGTGGTCAACGTCCTCAACCCGGCGGTACATCGCACTCAGGCACCGCCCACGACACTGTCGTTCGACAGTAACGACGTGCTGCAGCTGGAGCACGGCGCCCTGATCGCACTCGTGATCAAGGACAGCGCCGGTGAGAATCTGTACTCGAAGGACGTGGACTATCGCGTTGACATGCAAACCGGCCGTCTGCAGCGCCTGGCCGGAGGCACCATTCCGGTGGGCGGTACGGTCCAGGTCGAATGCACCTATGCCGACCCGAGCCTGGTGACGCCTGCTGACATCATCGGCAGTGTCAACGCCGCTGGCCTTCGTACCGGCCTGAAGGCGTTCGCGGACAGCTACAACCTGTTCGGCTTCTTCCCGAAAATCTTCATCGCGCCGGGGTTCTCTCCGTTGAACAGCGTCAGCGTTGAGCTGATCGCGGCCGCCGAACAGATGCAGGGTATCGCCTACATCGACGCGCCTATCGGCACCACCGTGCAGCAGGCTATCGCCGGCCGTGGTCCGTCCGGTTCGATCAACTTCAACACCAGCAGCGACCGGGCGCGGCTGTGCTATCCGCACGTCAAGGTCTATGACACGGCCACGAACAGCGAGCGCCTGGAGCCACTGTCGATCCGTGCCGCTGGTCTGCGTGCCAAGGTCGACAACGACAACGGCTACTGGTGGTCCAGCTCCAACCAGGAGCTACTCGGCGTCATCGGCCTGGAGCGCCCACTCACCGCCCGCGTCGATGATCCGAACAGCGAGGTCAACCTGTTGAACGAGGCCGGTATCACGACGGTGTTCAACTCGTTCGGCACTGGCTTGCGCCTGTGGGGCAACCGCACGGCCGCCTGGCCGACCGTGACCCACATGCGCAACTTCGAGAACGTGCGCCGTACCAAGGACCTGGTCGACGAATCGATCCGCTACTCCTCGCTGCAGTTCGTGGACCAGCCGATCACCCAGGCCTTGATCGACAGCATCATCGAAAGCGTCAACTTGTTCGGCCGCAAGCTGATCGGCGACAGCGCGTTGCTCGGCTTCGAATGCTGGTGGGACCCGGCGCGCAATCCACAGACCGAGCTGGAGTTGGGGCACCTGCTGTTCAACTACAAGCTGACGGTGCCGCTGCCGTTCGAGCGCGGTACCTTCGAAACCGAAATCACCGGGGAATACCTGGCCAACCTGAAGGGGGCTGCATAAATGGCAGGCTTCGTAGCTCACCGCATCACCAACGGCTCTGTGTATCTGGACGGCAACAGCTTCTTCGGCAAGGTCGAGGAGATCGAGCTGGGGACGGTCAAGGCCGTGATGTCCGACTTCCAGGGCCTGGGCATGATCGGCCTGATCGAGTTGCCGGACGGCCTGGACAAACTGGAGGGCAAGATCACCTGGAACAGCCTCTACAAGGAAGCCGGCATCAAGCTGGCCAGCCCATTCAAGGCCGTCCAGTTGCAGGCGCGTTCCAACGTCCAGGTGTTCAACAACGGCGGCCTGGTCGACGAGATACCGCTCGTCACCACTCTGACCATCATGGCCAAGGAATACGGCCTGGGGACCTACAAACCGCGCGAGGCGATGAAGCAGGAGACGCCGTTCTCGGCGACCTACGTGCGCCAGGTGCTCAACGGTGAGGAGGTGTTATTGCTGGACTACCTGGCCAACATCTTCAAGGTCAATGGCGAGGACCAGTTGGCGCGATATCGCCGCAACATCGGCCAAGCATAGCGACCAGGAGCGATACGAGAGGAATGCCCCAAGGACGGGGCGGCCAGGACGGCAACCGAAGCCCCGCCATTGTGCGGGGCTTCTTTTATGTTGGCTGTTGAGCTGCAACGGCTGATAGGGCACTGTTTGATGGTGCCATCACATGCAAGGAGCACAAAATGTTTGAAGACTTCATGACCGACACAATTAGTGTACAGAAGCAAAATGGTGAAAAGATCGAAGGGCTAAAAGCAGCGGTCCAATCACATCAAATTGACCTCGACCGAGCTGATGTCCTGATAGAGGTGGGTGATCTGATTGAGCGTCGAATGTCGAATGGTGCTACTGAAACCTACGAGGTGATTGATCCGGTTTTCCATGAGGCATTTCACGGAATTCCTGCGCACTACCAAATGAAGGTCAAAAAGCTTGGGGTACCTGAAGCGAAAGCACGTATTCAGAGCATCACCTACAACATCAACGGTAACAATGCGCGGGTCAATCATGACTCTGTCGACAACTCAACCAACACGGTGACTATCGGTGGCGGCCTGCAGGAGCATGTCGACTCGCTTAGGCAGATCATCGCCACCTTGCAGGATGTGCAAGAGCGGAAGGATGCAACCGACATCGTGGATGCAGTCGAGGCCAATCTGGCGTCTCAGAAACCCAGTAAAACCGTTGTATCTACTTTGCTTGCGGCTCTACCTCATGTGGCAAGTATCAGCACGATTGCGTCCGCAATCATTTCCGCCCTTTAAAAGAAAGCCTCGCCATCGCGCGGGGCTTCTCTTTAAACCCGATTAAAAGCCAGCGCCCCAACCAAGCGCGATGCTCGACACTCCTTTACTGATATCCCACTGGAGCACCGAGCATGTCCACCCCTCCTGTAATTCGTCTGCTTTTCCCGTTCACCTCTGCCAGCGGCGAACGTATCGAGGAGCTGGCTATTCGTCGGCTCAAGCGCCGCGACCTTGCCGACGCGCAGCGCCACTCCAAGGATGAAGCCGTGATCGAGGATCATCTGCTCTGCAAGATGACCGGCCTGACCCTCGAAGACCTGGAGACACTGGATCTCGCCGACAGCCGAACGGTGACCGAGGTGTTTCGGGAACTGGTGGCAGGCCGAGACGGTACTGCAGTCTTGGGACGAAGCGCTGCTCCTGGTGCTACGGATGCAGCCGAGTGAAATCGCCGGGCTAGAGATGGATGACTATTGGCGGTGGTGCGAGGTATGCGATCGGGAGATCAACCGTCGCATCGAGGCCGCCGAAGGAATGCGAAACCGGTAGCCACTAGTCCCGCCGTCACTCCCACCAGCAGAGAGCCACCCGCCGCAATGGGGGTGGCTACCAGGGCCAGCAGAGGCAGGCCCAGGCAGAACGCCAGCGCAGCGCCCCAGAGCGGCAAGTTCGCCAGGCATGTCCAGGCGAACAGCAGAACGCCCAGCCCCATGATCAGGCTGTAAAGGATGCGAGCGGTGCGACTAGCGACGTTTTCGAACATACGGGCAGCGTAGCAAAAAATGGCCAATGAAGTCCTGGTAGGTCTCAAGATTGGCGCCGCCGTCAGCGGCACCCTCCGTACCGCCTTCGGATCGGCGCGCTCGACCGTGCAGCAGCTCGGCCGCGCCACCGACAGTCTTACCGTCAAGCAGCAACAACTCGGCGCCGAACTTTCCGCTGCTCTGGCCAGGGGCGGCACAGGTATTGGGCGGATGCACCGCCAGTACGACGAGGTCGGGCGTACCATCGACCAGATCCGCCTGAAGCAAGAGCGGCTCACCGCAAGCATCGCCCGAGGCGAAACCCTCAAGAACCAGCGCGCTGATCTGCGCGGCCAGGCTATGGAGACCATCGGTACTGCTGCCGTGCTTGGTGCCCCTCTGGTCAAGGCGCTGCGTACCGGCATTTCCTTCCAGGATGAAGTAAGGGATATCCGCATCACTGCGGGATTCGACGCCAGTCAGGAAACGGAACTGGCCAAGATGGTCCGGGGTACCGCACTGGCCAAGAATCAGACTCAAGGCGATGTCAACGTCGGGGTCGGTACGCTGGTTGCCGGTGGTATCAGCGACCTGCAGGCACTGAAAGAGTACACGCCGATCATGGCCGAGGTGGCCACCGCGACCAAGGCCAGCATGGAGGACCTTGGTAAATCGACGATTGCGTTGCGCGACAGCATGAACATTACTGGGCAGGACTATAAGGCGGTGATGAACATGCTGGCCGCCGGGGGTAAAGAAGGTCAGTTCGAACTTCAAGATATGGCCAAGTGGCTCCCGACTTTGGCCGCTCAATATGGCGCCATGGGGCAGAAGGGTAAGAACGCGGTGGCAGAGCTTACGGCTGCTCTGCAGGTTACCCGGATGGGGGCTGGCAGCAGTGACCAGGCTGCGAACAACTTCCAAAACCTTCTTTCAAAGCTGACCACTCCCGACACCATCAAGTCTTTCAAGGACGCGGGCATCGATCTGAAAGACAGCATGGACCAGATGGCTACCAAGGGTTTCTCGCCGCTGATTTCCATGCTCAACATTATCGGTACTTATCTCGGTGATGCCGGACCTGGCGCTGCGAAGAAGTACCAAGAGGCCCTAAAGATCAAAGACGACCAGGAGCGTGACATAGCGCTCCAGCGGCTGGACGAGGCCTACAAACTTGGCGAACTGTTCCGTGATCAGCAGGTGATGGCCGCCTTGCGCCCGCTGTTGGCCAATCGTGACAGGCTGGCTGAAATAGAATCAGTATCCAAAGGTGCTGCTGGCAAAGATGTTATTCGCGCTGACTTCCTGCTACGGATGGACACGGCCGGCAGTTCTATTCGAGCGTTTCAGATTGGTTTGAACGAACTGGGCATCACTCTCAGCGATGCTCTTCTGCCGGCAGTTAATGAACTGTTGAAAGACGTCATCCCGGTAGTTCGCCAATTCTCTGTTTGGGCCTCGAAGAATGGCCAACTGATCAAATGGACCATTGGCCTGGCTGGCGGATTGTTGGCCGGGAAGTTGGCCTTCATAGGTTTGCACTATGGAGTCAACTTGGCCCTGTCACCCCTGAATGCCATGAGCACCATTGTGACGGCACTCTCCGCTCGCTGGACGGTACTTAGGGGGATGCTGATTTCCACCAGCCTGGGCCCGGTGACCACCGGAGCGAGTCGCCTTTCCGGAGTGCTTTATGGGCTCTCTGGTGGATTTGCCGCGCTGGGCGGCGTGATTGCGGCGACGCCTATCGGCTGGATCATCGCCGGAATTGCCGGCATTGCGGTCGCAGGGCTGCTTATCTACAAGTACTGGGAGCCTATCAAGGCATGGACCTCTGGCTTCTTCGAAGGCCTGATCGAAGGGCTAGGGCCTATCGGCGAGGCCTTCTCCGCAGCCTTTGCACCGATTGCACCACTGGTCTCTGAGCTGGGCATGTTGTTGCAGCCAGCCATCCAGTGGTTCCGTGAGTTGTTGATCCCCGTGCAACTGTCTGGCGAAGAACTCAGCAAGGCAAGCAGTGCAGGACTGAGTTTTGGCCGGGTGGTTGGCAATGTACTTTCCACAATGCTGGCCCCCTTGCGCTTGGGGCTGGTCCTTATCGGAGAGATACCCAAGGTATTTCAGGGCGGAATCGCCGGAGTGTCGGCACTGATTGCCAGCTTTTCTCCGCTGGAGATGTTCTACAGATCATTCGCCGGGGTGTTGGGCTACCTGGGTATTGAGCTGCCCGGTAAGTTCACCGAGTTCGGCGGCATGCTGGTGCAAGGCCTTGTCAGTGGTATCACCCGTATGGCCGGCTCGGTGAAAGACAGCATCGTGGGCATCGGCACATCAATTAAAGATTGGTTCGCCGGCACGCTGGGCATCCACTCTCCGAGCCGGGTCTTCATCGGTTATGGGCGCAACATCGGCGAGGGAGCCGCCATTGGTATCGCGTCTCAGACAGGGCTAGTTCGTCAGTCAGCCCTGGCCATGGCATCGTCCAGTTCAGTGCCGTTGGCACCGCCGAACCTGCAGGCGGCAGCTACCTCCAGTTCCGCCTTCAATGGTGCGGCCGCAGGTTCGATGGAAATCAACTTCAGTCCGGTCATCCAGGTGCAAGGCGGTGGTGATGTGAAGGACCAGGTGCAGGCCGGCCTGCAGCAAGGCTACGCCGAGTTCGAACGCATGATGCAGCGCTGGCAGCAATCGCAGCAGCGGCTCAGCTTCAAGGGAGGAGCGTTCTGATGTGGGCCGTCCTGGGTAAGATCGAGTTCGAGCTGGTCAGCCACCCCTCCGTAATGGAGGAACGCACATCGGCCGACTATGCAGAGCACGCGCTCATCTCAGGCAAGCCTGCGTTGGAGCATGTCGGCGACGGCCTGGACGAGCTGATGCTCGATATCCAACTGCATGCCTCTCAGGTCGATCCAGAGGCGCAGATCAGGCAACTGAAACAGGCGCAGGCAGCTCACGAACCGCTGCCTCTGGTGCTCGGCTCCGGCGACTATCGAGGCGTCTACCTGCTGACCGGGGTCGATACCAGAGTCAGTCGCACCGATGGAGCTGGCCGCCTGGTAAATGCCACGGTCAGCCTTACCTTGCGCGAGTACTCCGGGAAGTACACCAAGCCACTGCCCAACCCGCTAGCCCTGAAGAGCGCTGCCGCACTACCTGGCGCCAAGATCGGCGGCATCTCCAGCCTGTTCTCCACGCCGATGCAGCAGGTGTTGGGCTCTGCCGTCTCGGCCGGCAACCTGTTGCGCGCTGGCGTGGAGGCCTACGACACGGCCCGCACCGTTCGGAACAATCCCTCCGTCCTGCTGGGCCAGGCCGGCGAGCTGATGCGCATGAGCCAGCAGGTACTGGAGCCGCTCGGCGTGATGGGCGCCGCCGCGCAGTTGCTGGGCAATGGTGGTGACCTGGTCCGGCTCAGCGCATCGGTCGGTCGTGACGTTCAGGACGCCGTTCAGTCGATGCGCGACGTTCACATCGGCAATATCGTTGCGCAGGTCGACAGCGCCTCCGTTCGAATGAACACGGCCTACGGCCAGCTGCAGGAAGCTGCGCCTCGTCTTGCTGGCCTGGCGGCCAACATCATTACCAGGAGAGGCTGATGGCTGAGTACATCACGCACGTCACGCGGGAGGGTGAGCGCTGGGACCAGCTCGCCGTCACGTACTACGGAAATCCCTACCGGTACGAGCCGATCACCCGCGCCAATCCACAGGTTCCGTTGACGGCCGCGTTGCCCGCTGGCCTGACCCTTCGTATTCCTGTCCTGGATGACCAGGTGCTCATCACCGAGGACATGCCGCCATGGATGCGTTGATGCCGAACGAAGTGCCCGCCTCCGCCTTTCGGTTGACCTACCAGCAGCGTGACATCACCCAGGACATCACGCGGGATCTGATCGGCCTCACCTATACCGACAATCTCAGCGGCCGCTCCGATGATCTGCAGGTCGATCTCATGGACGTGGAGGGGCGTTGGCGCAGCACCTGGTACCCTGGACACGGCGATACGTTGGCACTTTTCATCGGCTGGAAGGGCAAAGCGCAGCGGGCGCTCGGTCGCTTCGAGATCGATGAGATCGAGGCCGCAGGGCCGCCGGCAACAGTCAGCATCAAGGCGGTGGCGGCAGGGATCAATCGCCCGATGCGCACCACCGAGCACCGCTCCTACGAAGGGGCGACCCTGGCGGCCATAGCCGGCCAGGTCGCCGGCCGTCTCGGTCTGCAGCTCACCGGCAAGATTGCACCGATCAAGCTGGATCGCTTGACACAGCAGGAACCGGATCTCGAATTTCTCGCACGCCTGGCCGAGGACTACGACTACGCCTTCAAGATCGTCGGCGGCCAGTTGGTGTTCCACTCCATCGCGGACCTGGCCGCAGGAGCATCGGTCGCCACCTTGAACCTCACCGACCTCACCTCATTTCGTTTCCGCGATCAGATACTGATGGTGCCCAAGGCTATCCAGGTGAAGCACAAGGCTCCGGCCAAGAAGCAGTTGATCTCCTATCACATGATCAATGGCGAGATGAAAGCGGTGCCCAGCAGCGCCAGCCAGGCGACCTCCAGCGCCGACACGGCCAAGCAGCGTAAGCGGGCCGTCTCTGCTCAAGTTGCGATGGCGCGTGCGAAAGCCGACCAAGCGCGCCAGAATCGCGAGCGGACGACCGCGTACTGGACCCTTCTGGGCCGCCCGAATCTGGTCAGTGGCAACATCGTCACGCTGAACGGTGCAGGTCAGTTCGGCGGCGCGTTCCTGATACTGTCGGCCAGGCACCGACTGGACCGCGCGGGGGGCTATGTCGTCGAGCTGGAAGTGTGTCGGGTCAAGGCACCAAGCTTGAAGTTCGACGCCACACAGGGCGCCTCACTGGATAGCTATGGGATGGGTAAAGCATGAGTTCCTTGGAGTTCGGTGATGTAGCGGCGGTCGACTACGCGAGCTGCCGTGTCCGCGTGCGACTGGACGAGCGAGACGGCTTGGTAACCTACTGGCTGCACGTCCCGCAACGGCATACCCAAGGGACGAAGGCGCGCCCGCTGATGCCGGAGATCGGCGAACAGGTCGCGGTGCTCTTGGAAGACGATGGTGTCGAGGGCGTTGTCCTGGGCGGGGTCTACTCCACCGCCGAGCCGCCCCCTGTGGCTGATGCCGATACCCACTACATCCGATTCAGTGATGGCAGCAGCGTTACCTATGACCGAAAGGCGCACCAGATGGCCGTTCAATGCGTGGGGGCGGTGACGCTGAAGTGCACTGGCCCCTTGACCGTCGAGGCAGGACAGTCGGTTATGGTGAAGGCTCCAGTCGTGACTCTGGACACCCCGCAAACCACTCTGCAGGGCAACCTGCAGGTGAACGGCAATATCAACGCCACGGGGACCGTTATGGACGCCGGGGGCAACTCCAACCACCACACCCACTAGAGCCGACTGCTCTTTAAACCCGATTAAAAGCCAGGCTCGCCTGGCTTTCTCATTATTGGGCGCATGACTACGCCCGTTCCTTACACCAGCATCACCGCCGCCCATTGGCAGCCCGCCCTTGGCACGCCCGGCGAGGCCGTCCAGGGCCTGCGCGATATCGACCAGGCCATCCGCATCATCTTGACGACGCCGCGCGGCAGCGACCCGCACCGGCCGGCGTTCGGCAGCGATCTGCACCTATATATCGACTGGCCGACCAACCGGGTAGTGCCGCACCTGGTGCGCGAGGCGGTGGATGCGATTCGCCAGTGGGAGCCCCGAGTAACCGTCCAGCAGGTGCTGACCGACATCGATACCTCCTCGATCACGTTGCGCGTTCAGTGGTCGGTGGCCAATGGCGTGCTGCAGCAGACGGAGGTGCCCTATGCGCGATCTTCCACCGCCTGAGTTCGTCAAGATCAATCCGGCCGGCATCGAGGCCGACCTGATCGCTCGCTATGAGGCGAAGTCGGGCAAATCCCTGTATCCGGCGCAAATCGAGCGCCTGTTCATCGATCAGATCGCCTACGCGCAGAGCCTGGTGCTCTCTGCCATCCAGCATGCCGGCGAGCAACTCCTGGTCCGCACCAGCGCGGCGCCGATTCTCGACTACCTGGGCGAGTTGGTCGGTACCGAACGTCTGTTGGCGCAGCCCGCCCGCTGCCGCCTGGCGTTCACTTTGCCTGTTCCAGCGACATTGCCGGTCGTGATCGACGCCGGCACTCAGGTCAGTACCTCGGATGGTCGGCTGGTATTTCGGACGGACCAGGACGTGACGATTGCAGTTGGCCAGACCATGGCTCGTGTCATGGCGACGTGCGAGACGTCAGGTACAGCGGGGAATGGATGGGCGGTTGGGCAGATATCCAGCCTGGTCCGCATTCCGGTCGACGGGATGACGGCTCGAAACGAGACCGTCACAGCCGATGGCGTCGACGAAGAGTCCGATGAACGCTACAGGGAACGGATCATCCTTGCTCCGGAGGCCTATACCAACGCCGGTAGCCGCGGTGCCTATCGCTATCACGCCCTGGCGGTTCACCAGTCCATCGTTGACGTGGCGGTCCATGGTCCCGCCGAAGGGCAACTGCCTGGCCACGTTGCACTCTACCCATTGACCACCACCGGGTTACCGAGCGATGACCTGCTCACCCGGATAGCGGGCCAGGTCAGCGGTGAACGTGTCAGGCCACTGTGCGACACGGTCAAAGTGCTGGTGCCGACAGAAGTGCCATTCACGATCCAGGCGCAGCTGACCTTCTACCTGAACGCGGATCGCACCGAGGCGATGGCGGCAGCGCAGGCGGCGGCCGATGCCTATGCGGCCGACCGGCGCGCCGGCCTGGGCCGAGACATTGTCCCGGAACAACTCGTTGCGGCGCTGCAGGTGAACGGCGTCTACCGCGCTGACCTGGTCCAACCCTCAGCACTGCGCGTCCTGGCCGGTAACGAATGGGCGAATTGCGGTTCGATCCAACTGGTTGATGCGGGAGTGGCCGATGGCTGATCAACAGCTACCGCCGCCGCTGGCTGGAGACGAACGCTTTTCGCTGCTCCTGGAGCTGCTGCAGGAGACCTTCGCTGGCACCGACCTAAGCGTCATGGCGGTGTACCTGGTCGACCAGGTTCGCGCCTCGCTGCTGCCGGTCCTGGCTGATCAATTCTCGCTCCTCGATGAGGCCGTGTGGGGACTTGCGGAATCCAACGGCACCAAACGTGCGCTGATTAAAGGTTCTATCGAGTTGCATCGCTACAAGGGGACCCCGTGGTCGATCCGCGAGGTGTTCCGCCTGCTGGGGTTCGGGGAGGTCGTGATCCATGAGGGCGCTGCGGCCGTCGACATCGAGCCCCCACCAGGGACAGATGTATGGCCCTACTACCGGGTGCTGATGAGTCGCCCGATCACCAATGAGCAGGCTGCACACATCCGCAGCCTGCTCAACTCCATCGCACCGGCCCGTTGCTTACTCGCGGCGTTGGACTACCAGGCGGTCGCCATCCGCTACAACAACACCGCCAAGTACGACGGCAACTACAACCACGGGAGCAGCTAATGGCAACCTTGCCCGAATCCCCTGAGTACGCATCAGGCATCTACCAGATCGAAACGTCGGACCCTGTGGTCGGTGGCCCCGGTGGGGTTTCCAACAAGCAAGGAGAGCAGTTGGCATGCCGGACAGCCTGGCTCAAGGTGCAGGTCGATGGCTTGGTCACCGGCAGCATCGTGGCAGGCAAAGCTGCACGTCTATCTGCCGTGCGTACCTTGTCCATCACTGGGGCAGGTACCGGCAGCGCAGCGTTCGACGGCAGCGCGAATGCTGCCATCGCCCTGACTCTAGCCAACAGCGGTGTGTCGGCAGGTACTTACTCAAAGGTGACGGTCAACGCGAAAGGCCTGGTAACGGCCGGCGCGGCGCTGGTAGCGTCGGACATCCCGGCGCTTGACTGGAGCAAGATCACCACCGGCCGCCCGACAACGCTGGGCGGATACGGCATCACCGACGCGCTGGCCAAAAGCGATGCGGTGACCTCTCCGACGCCGAACAAGCTGCTGTGGATGGACAGTGCTGGACAGCTTCCCGCCTCGATCACGGGTAATGCCGCGACGGCCAACAAGTGGGCCGTTGCACGCACGCTGTCGATTTCAGGGGACGCGACCGGTAGCGGTACGCTCGATGGCAGCGCAAACGCCGGAATATCGGTCACGCTAGCCAACTCCGGGGTCAGCACCGGCACGTATACGAAAATGAGCGTCAACTCCAAAGGACTGGTTACAAACGGCGGCTGGCTGGGCGCTGCGGACATTCCCGCGCTGGATGCCTCGAAGATTGCAACCGGCCTGCTCGATTTGGAACGTCTGCCGTTGGTTTCCCAAGGCCTGGCCACCGCCGTGCCCACAAGCGTGGATCCCAACTCCGTAGTCATTCCGCTGGTACTGACCAAGCATGCGAATGGACCCGTGGCGGATCGGTACTACTACATTCAAACGATGTTCTATCCGACCGTAGGGGGGAACGCTGTCCAGATCGCGGCCGGGTACGCCGGCGTGGCTGACATGTACGTGCGTTATGCCTATTCGGCGACCGCCACGACGGACCCAAATAGCCGGGTGTGGTCGGCCTGGGTTCGGTGCGATCTAGGCGGTGCTTTCGCACATGCACCTGATGGCGAATTGGGGGCTGGGGTCAATCTGGACTCGATGATTGCGTCGGGCTGGTGGCACCAACCGTTCACCGCGAACGCAAAGAACGGCGCGAACTATCCCGTGGGAGAGGCCGGCTTGCTGACCGTCCACGCGCCCACTTCATCGATGATCTACCAGACCTATCGTGGCTACGCCGCCGGCGGCGTGTACTGGCGCTGCCGCTACAACGGAACATGGTCAGCTTGGTATCGCGCATGGGACTCCGGCAATTTCAACCCAGGCTGGTACGTTGCCAAGTCAGAGTACAGCTGGGCGGCGATGCCAGGAAAGCCTGAGACGTTTCCGCCGTCACCGCATATCCATGATGCAACCCAGATCACCTCTGGCGTCTTGCCCCTTGCGCGAGGAGGGCTGGGTAACGGAGCTGGCCAGGCTCAAACAGCCCTCAAGCTTGCTACTGCCAGGACTATTTCAATCACGGGGGCGGGAACAGCTTCCGTATCGTTCGACGGTAGTGGAAACGTCAGCCTGCCGTTGGTGGTTAACGCCAGCAATATTCAGACTGGCATCTTACCGCTTGCACGCGGTGGCCTCGGCGCGGCCGACGCACCGACAGCGAGAAGCAACATAGGCGCGGGGGCTATTGCCACCGCAAGCAAGGCGGGCAACGGCTGGTTCAAGGACAACGACACGGGACTTATCTTCCAGTGGCTCCACTTGGCTGTGGGTGACCACCCTGGGGGATTCCTGGACAAGGCCGTGACGTTTCCCACGCCCTTCCCGAATGCGTGCCTGCATGTGATTCCTTCGGTAAGGGAGTTGGGGAGGCCAGCCACCTCGGCCTCAACGGTTACCCTGGCGGAGAAGAATATGTCCAAGACGAACGTCACCATCGTAACGACTGAGTACATCAGCACCGTGCAGAACTTCGGCATCAACGTATTCGCGATTGGGTATTGA